ATGCGGCTAATTGAGAAAGACTACTACACTTTGGGGGAAGTCGTGGCTGCCTGGGAGATGCCGCGATATGACTTTGTCTACCTCGCCGAGACCGGGCGCATGCGCCTGTCGGTCCGTGTTTGCCGTACTCATATTGAGCGGGGCTACTGGGAGCTCGAAGAGGGCTCAGGCTGGTTCAAGGTCCCCGAAGAGCGCACCCGCTACACGGGATTGGTCGACCTGAAGGAGCAGGATGCCCACCTGATCTTTCGGGATGGCGGCGCGGAAATAGCGACCTTTTACACCTCAGAAGGCAGCTATTGCCATATCGAGGAGCCCAGCACGCCGATCGCGATCTTCGAAACCGATCTGCTGCTGCGCGCTGATGAACGGCGCCGGTTGGAGCAGGGCAAGACCAAGCCGGACAAGGGACTGGTCAAGCCTCCCTTCACCCACGATGCGACCTACGAGCATGTCGAATACTGCGGTCGCCATTTCCGGTTCGGCCGGATCCAGGCCAATATCGTCCGGCAGCTTCACGAGGCGAGCGAGACGGCCATGCCGTGGCGCCGAGGTGAAGAGTTGCTCGAGCTGGCCGAGTCCGGCTGCTACCGGCTGGTCGACGTGTTCAAGTCCAAGCCCCATTGGCGCGAGTTGATCCACTCTGACAATCGCGGCGCATACAGGCTTGCTATCCCACCCCACCTTTGAACGGTTGAACCTATGAAATTGCGCCGCCGAGACCTAGTTTCGGCGGCTTTTTCGTGTCTAAGGCATCCCACCCTTAACCCCATGCCGAACTACGATATCCCACTTCCATCCCACGGGGGTGGGATGATTGTCCCACTCGATTTTCTGATTTCATCCCACCCTCAGGGTCACGCGGGATGCGCTGCCATGCGCCACTTCTTGTCCATCGACGACACAGATGGAGAAATTAAGTGCAACCCGTCTTTCTTGCTCAACGTGACCTTGCCGCTCGCTGGCATATGTCACCCAGAACCCTTGAACGCTGGCGTTGGTCCGGCAAGGGCCCCGCCTTTGTGAAACTCGGCGGCCGGGTGGTCTACCGCCTGGAAGTGATCGAGACCTTCGAAGCCGAAGGCAACCGCACCATCACCGGGCGGTTCCAATGACAAACGCCTTCGAACGCCACGGGCTTGACCACCTCTCGGCCTCCTCCATCAACCTGTTCGTCGCCCAGCCGGCGATGTGGGCAATGCAGAAGCTCCTCGGGCACAAGTCCCGGGTTGGCGCGGCAGCCCACCGCGGCACGGCTGTCGAAGCGGGTGTCGAGATGGGGCTGTTTGACCCAAATCTTCCGCTCGAGGATTGCCAAGAGGCAGCACGCGCCAGGTTCAACCAGCTGACCGCATTGTCGGCGGATCCCAATGTCGAGAAGGAACGCGCAGGCATTGCTTCGGCCGTTGCGATCGCGCTCGGCGAGCTGCGCCAATACGGCATTCCCGGCTCTGCGGACGGCACCCGCCAGCACCGGATCGAGGTGGAACTGCCCGGTGTGCCGGTACCTTTCATCGGCTGGCTCGACTTTTGGTATCCGGACCACGGCATCATCATCGATCTTAAGACGCAAGGTCGCTTGTCCTCGAAGATCTCGGATCCCCATGCCCGGCAGGGCGCAATATATCATGCTGCCCACGGCAACAGCGAGATCCGCTTTGCCTACGTCACGCCCCAGAAGATCGGGATCTACCGGCTGGAAGATCCGCGAACGCACATCGCCCGCGTGGTCAGTATCGCCCGGTCCATCGAGCGGTTCCTGAGCCTGTCGGATGACGGGGCAGAACTGACGGCGGCTCTCTCACCGGATCTCGACAGCTTCTACTGGAACGATCCCGGCTCCCGCGCGGCAGCTGAAGAAATCTGGGGCCTCGCCCCCGAGGCTATGCCGCAGGCCTGACACGCGGAAACTTCCAAGCAAACAAGGAAACAGGAAAATGGGTTTTATGTCTGTCCCGTCGTCTGGCGGGGATTTCAAGGTGTTCGTCGCCTACAATGCGAAGGCCGGTCGCTGGTACACGAAGAATGACGGCAAGGATGAGCCGATGTTCGAGGTAACCGACATGACTGCGGTCTTCGATATGCCCAATCTCGAGACCGGCTGGTTCAAGTTCAGTTCTGGCGTCGCCCCGGAAAAGGTCATGGATCCCTCGCTGGCAGAAGCTGCTCCCAATCCGGGGACGGACTTCAAGCGCGGGTTCCAAATCGATCTGTATTCCGAGAAGAACCTTATGGGACTGCGGGAGTTCAGCTCGACCGCAGCGATTGTCATCGAGGCGATGAACAACCTCTATGATCTCTGGATGGCTGCTCCCGAAAATGTGGCGGGCAAGCTGCCGGTGGTCCGATGTTCGGGTGTCCTGCCGATCTCAAACAAGCACGGCACCAACTACCAGCCGACGTTCGAGATCGTGGGCTGGACTGATCGACCGGCTGCTCTCGCCGGGAGCGGAGCATCGCCTCCGCCGGCTGCTGCACCTACTCCGGCCACACTTCAGCCGCCGGCACAGCATATGCCGCCGCCCGCGGCTGGTAGCGCGAAGGTCGGCGCGCCGGTGTTCTGATCACCAATGCCGGGCTGCTTAGGTGGCCCGGCATCCCCCACCCGTCCCCCAGGGGTCCCCTAGCCGGATCCCACTCCCATCTCCCGTTCAGAAAGTGGTCCTGGCCGCCATGGCGCGTCGTATTGAAACCGGCAGCATCGATATCGACGCGATCAAGGACCAGTTCCCTCTGGCCGATGAGGTGCGCCGTCATCTCGCGCTGAAGCGCCGCGGGGCAGCGCTGGTCGGCCTTTGTCCCTTCCACATGGAGCGCACGCCCTCCTTCGCGGTCTATCCCGAAGAAGAGCGGTTCCACTGCTTTGGCTGCGGCGCACACGGTGACATCTTCGATTTTCTGCAAGCCCAGGAGGGGCTGGATATTCGCGCGGCCGCTGAACGACTGACGGGCGGCAACTTCCCGGTCATGTCGGAAGCCCGTGTCGCTGAGCTTCGGGCGCGTCAGGCACGGTTCGAAGCCGAGCAGGCCGAGCGCCGTAAGCACGCCGCTGACCAGATGCATCTGCGCTGGGCTGGCGCTGATCCCGCCTATTCATCCCATCCCTATCTCACGGCCAAGGGCATCCAACCGAACGGCACGCGGCTGGACCGCGAGCACATCCTCGTGCCCCTGTTCGATGCAGGCGGCGAGCTCACCTCGCTGCAGTCAATCGACCCGGCTGGCCACAAGCTGTTCGAGGCAGAGCTCCCAGTTGCAGGCTCTGCGTTTGTCATGGGCACGCCGATTCCCATGGCCAAAGCCCCGGTGCTCGTCTGCGAGGGTTTTGCCACCGGTGCATCGCTCCATGAATCGACTGGCGGTACCGTCGTGGTCACCTTCAATGCCGGCAACCTCACCAAGGTCGCCGAGCGGCTGGTCGCGGCCTTTCCCAAGACCCGCTGGGTCGTTGCTGGCGACGATGATCGGCACAAGACGCCGAATGTCGGCCGCGAGGCTGCGGGCAAAGCTGCTGAGCTCCTTCGCTGCGAGGCCGTGTTCCCGGTGTTCCCCGAAGGCCACCTCGGCACCGACTTCAACGACATGGCCCAGCTTTCCGGGCACGAAGCAGTCGCGGCTCTGTTTGCCGCTAGCGCTGGCCCTGATGTGTTCGAGACCCTCAGTCTCGATGAGCTCGTCAACATGCCCCCGCCCACATGGCTGATCGAGGGGCTCATCCCCCAGCATGGTCTGGTCCTGCTGTATGGCCGGCCGGGTGAGCACAAGACCTTCATCGCCGTCGATGGATCCTTGCGCGTTGCCTACGGCCTCGACTGGCACGGCCGTGCCGTCAAACGCGTCGGCGTTCTCTACATTGCCGGCGAAGGCCGGTTCGGGATCGGGCAGCGCATCAAGGGCTGGCGCAAGAAGCATGGCCTTGCCGGTGTCGATGCGCCATTCAAGCTGCTGCCGGTCGCGGTCCACATGCTGGATCCCGCCAATGTCGAGAAGCTGAAGCGCACGATCGATCAGGTGCGCGAAGAGGTCGATTTCGAGATCGGGATGGTCGTCATCGACACCGTCTCGCGCGCCATCCCTGGTCAGGACGAGAACAGCCAGGAAGCGATGTCGCTGTTCGTCGATGCGTGCGCTGAGATCCAGAACCACTGCGGCGGCGTCGTCATCGGCATCCACCATTCGGGCAAGGACGCTGACCGCGGCATGCGCGGGTCCACCGTGCTGCTCGGCGGCTGCGATACGGCCATCCGGGTTGCCAAGGAGGAGAATCACACCGTCCTCTCGGTCGAGAAGCAGAAGGACGGCGAAGAGATCGAGGACGTCCATTTCACGATGGAGGTCGTCGACATCACCAGCGGTCTCGGCAAGGAACAGAGCACGCTGGTCCCCTTGATCGGGGCAGGTGCAACGCCGGCTGCCGAGAAGCGCCTCAGCTGGCACCAGATCCGCGAGATCTTCAAATTGATCGACGATGCCTGGCGCGAGGGCGCACCCTGGTCGGTCTTCCCGCACGCCCGCCGCAAGGGACGTTTCGCGGTCGATCTCATCTCTGATCAATACGGCGTCACCAAGCGCGAGGCCGAGACCTCGATCACCAAGTGGCAGCAGAATGGCTACCTCGTCACCGAGGCTGGAAAGTTCCACGGCAAGGCCTCTGGTCTCAGGGTCGTCAAGTACCTGGAGCCCGACCGATGAGCCCAAAAATCGAGTTGTCGGAAGCAGTCGGAAGCACGGAAATGCGTCAGTCGGAAGCTTGTCGGAAGCCGTCGGAAGCACGGTCGCAAGCAGTCGGAACGCGCAGTCGCTTCCCCCCCACACCCCCTAAGGGCTTCCGACTGCGCTTCAGGCGCGTCGTCAGCCTCCACTTTAGCGAAGAAAGGAGGGGCGCATGAAAGGCGCGCCACCGACCCGCCATGCGCAGATCAGCGACATGCAGGTCATCATCAAATGTGTCGACCAGCGCGGTCGTGAAATGGACGAGCGCTGGGGCATCGGGCGTTTGCCCATGCTGGTGCCGATCGAGTGGGCTGAACGCTTCCACGCACAGCACAAGCTGTTCAACGCTTCGGTCTGGGAGTTCCATCTTCCGTTGGTGCGCCAGCATGGCGAGGCGATGCTGCGGGCTTACGACAAGCTCGATGAGCTCGCTCGAGGTTCCAAGGGCGAACCGCTGCCGGTCGACCAGTGGGAGTTCGAGACGCCTGATGGCCTGGTCATTCTGGTAAGGGATCTTCGCGATACCGGCAGGGCTCAGCGTCATGGCCGCGAGGCACAGGTCTGGGCGCTCGACGAGATCGCGAATGTGATCCGCTGCCACCCCATCCTGGCCGCAGCCAAGAACGCCTTCCCTGGCGCGCAGGTCGTGAGTGTCCGCCCCAGCAAGACAACCCTAGCCGAGCTCGATGACGAGCTTTCGGACATCCCGTTCTGATGCCGTTCGCTGTGATGGAGGCGCCGATGTCCTGAAACCCCGAACCCAAGACCGGACGACGGTGGTCCGTACCGCCAGGCACAAAACCACCGTCGTCCACACCAGACAAAACCCCAATTGGAGAATCATCATGGATGTTTCGACTTTGCCTGCGCCTCCGCGCAGCGCAGCCCCGGCTGCGAGGCGCGTGACAGTGATGCGCGGATCCCTTCTGGCCCTTGATCTCGGCACCAGCACTGGCTGGGCGCTGAGGACCGCTGACGACTACACGTCCAGCGGCACCGTATTGCTAAAGAACACTCGCTTCGATGGTGGCGGCATGCGCTTCCTGCGTTTCCGGCGCTGGCTGGAAGATCTCGATCAGGACGCTGGGCCGATCGAGGCGATCTACTTCGAAGAGGTCCGCCGTCATGTTGGCACTGATGCCGCCCACATCTACGGCGGTCTGCTTGCAGTCCTATCGGCTTGGTGCGAAGAGCACCTCGTTGCCTACCAGGGCGTGCCGGTGGGAACCATCAAGCGATTTGCCACGGGAAAGGGTAATGCCGACAAGGCCGCAGTAATCGATGCGATCCGTTCCCGTGGCTTTGCGCCTCGGGATGACAACGAGGCTGACGCACTCGCCATCCTGCTTTGGGCCATTGAAACCCGGGGAGGTGTGCGATGACCACCTGGTCCATTCTCGGCCACACCGCCAAGGTGCTCGAAGAACGGCGCGACGATTACGGCGATCCAGCCGAGCAGTTTCGCGCCATTGCCGATCGTTGGTCGATCACGCTCGGCACGCCCATCACACCGTCACAGGTCGCCCTGTGCATGATCGACCTCAAGCTTGCCCGGCTGGCTTACGATCCCGGCCATATCGACAGCATGGTCGATGTCATCGGTTACGCGGCGCTGCTGCGGGAGGTACGCTGATGGCTGCCATTTCCCCAATCTACAGTCATGCGCGGCAGCGCGATGCTCTCGAGCTCGCCCGGGATGGGTGGCGGCAACGCGGGATCCTTGCGGTCTCGCCTTCCGACAGGCGCCTCAGCTTCAGTGAGCGGGAGTTCATCCGCGAGCTGGGTGAACGTCTCTACGGAAGTGAGGGGAGGGGAGGCGCCCATGGCTCGCGGTCGTAAGCGCAAGGCCGGTAAGCGCCACCCTTCCGGAAAGCTCGTCCAGCCGCGCCTCGAAGAGAACCAGCGCGAGGTGATGTCGACAGTGCTGGAGGCGCGCCAACGTCACTTTGGGGTCAGCGAGCGTCAGGCAAAGGACGAGCGGCTGGGAACGGCACTTGGCCGGCTGGCCTTTGTCGGCGCTATCACGCTCAGCCAGTATGCGGCTGGTGAGCTCTACGGCGAGACCATGGCTCGGCACCGGGCAGTGGTCGGCTTGCCCATGGCCCAGCCGCGTTCGGTGACGGGCCTCCTCATCAACGAGGGGATCTTCGGCGGGAGTGAACCTGTCCATGACCCCGAGCTCATCGATCGGATTCGGAAGGAGGCCGCTGCGGCGATGATGGTGTTGCGCGATGCCGATCGGGACATGCCGGCTGGCACGAGGCGAGGCCCCAGCCTGCTGGTTCATTCCATCGTCTGCTACGATGTCGATGCGGCGCTTTGGTCGGCTGCGGACTTGAAGTGGCTGGGCTATGGTCTTGATGCCCTGGCAAAACTTTATCGCATCCGCCACGACAGCTCCTGACGCAATGTGACGGGGTTAAGCGTAATGAATCTAGTCATAAGGCAATGATTCAAAAGGAAATAACTATTTGACTGGCTGGGATTTACAGCCTAGGAGTATTTCCGAAATTGAGAATTCAGAACTGCGCCCGGAGCTCACCAGCTTCCGGGCGTTGTTCGTTTAGGCGATCCAACGCCGATTGTAGACTTGGCCAGTTTCTTGATCGAATGATGCAGAGAATTGGTGACCGGCCCGGCATTCGGCGACCGCGATGATCAAACCGCTGTTGGGATCAGTACGCTGTTCGATGATGTTCGACGGCTCGCCGCAGATCGAACCATCTTCGTCGATCGATTTAGTGCAGGCTTCGTTGGTAATGTATCGACGTTCTGACATAACGGAGGCGCACTAGCATGACTCGCCTGCGAGGGCGAGCGGCTGTTGCCCAACGGCTCCGCCGCCTTCGCTCCGAGCCCCTCTGTCGGGATTGTACTCGCGCCGGGATAGTTCGCGAGGCGACTGTGCCTGACCACATCGTGCCGCTCGCCCATGGCGGATCAGACGAAGACAGCAACATCCGCTGCCTTTGCGCCGAGTGCCACGCCAAGCGGACTGCCGAACAATTCGGCCAGCGCGGGACGGTCGCCGTGGGGCCCGACGGGTGGCCGATCGGGTGACCAGGCCGGGGGGCGGTGCGAAAGTCTGGGGCTTTGGCGGGGGAAACCGCGCTTGGTCCAAAAAACACGCAACCGCGAGTTAGCGACCGGGGGTCAAATCTCAACCAGCTGGAGTTCGACGCGCTTGCCGCAGGCTTTAGCATAGCGGCGGATCGTCTCGAATGTTGGCGAGTGTTTAGGATCGCGCATCGAGCTTTCCAGGCGCGAGACAGCACTCTTGGAGGTCCCCATCCGGACCGCAATTTCGTCCTGGGTCAGGCCCGATTGTTTGCGCGCCTCAAGTAAAGACCGCAGCGCGGCATATTCATCGGCGCCCGCTTCCCAGGCCTCTTTGAAGCCAGGACGTTGCATCGCCTTTTCCAGAGCCTTTTTCCCGTCGTGACGGACAGGCTTAAAACCTTGATCACTCATGACTGCACCTCCTTCAACCGCTTGCGAGCCAGCTTGAGGTCCTTATCGGGCGTCGCCTGGCTCTTTTTCAGTATGCTATGCAAGATCACCAACTCACGACCGACCTGCGTACAGTAGAACGCGCGGCCGATCCCCTCGGCACCCTTGCACCGTAATTCGAACAATCCTCCGCTCATGGCCCGTGAATGTGGCATTCGAAGATCGAGGCCATCTTCCTCCAGCCATTCAACGAGGCGGAGGTAGTCGGCAAAGATGCCGACAGGCCACTCCTCGATCTCCCGCCTCACGCGATCGTTGTAGTAGAGGATCGTCCACATGACGGCGTGTTAACATATTTGATAACTTTGTCTACCCATTCAATGCACCCCCGGAGACAGCATGACACAATGGCCAGCTGATCAGGTCGAGCGCAGAAGCGTCTCGGCACTCGTGCCCTATGCCCGCAACGCCCGCACTCACAGCGAAGAGCAGGTGGCACAGATTGCCGCCTCGATCCGTGAATGGGGCTGGACGGTGCCGGTTCTAATGGATGAGGACGGCGGGCTGATCGCTGGCCACGGCAGGGTGCTGGCCGCCCGTAAACTGGGCCTTGCCGAGATTCCGGTGATGGTAGCCAAAGGTTGGAGCGAGGCCCAGAAGAAGGCTTATGTGATAGCCGACAATAAGTTGGCATTGAACGCTGGTTGGGATCTTGAACTCTTGGCGGTCGAATTGGAAGATCTGCAAGGCCTCAACTTCGACCTTATGCTGACGGGTTTTTCGGACAATGAACTGCAAGGGTTACTAGCCCAAAGTAGTGAAGGTTTGACTGATCCCGACACCGTTCCTGATTTGCCGCAGACCCCTGTTTCGGTCCCTGGCGATGTCTGGATCATGGGCGATCATAGGCTTATGTGCGGCGATAGCACTGCCCAGACAGATGTCGACAAACTGATGCAGGGTGAGCTTGGTGATATGTTGTTCACCGATCCACCTTGGAATGTAAATTATGGCGCGGTCAAAGCAGGCAATGCGCAAGGATATAAACCCCGTAAAATCCTGAACGATCATATGGACGAAGCCAAGTGGTGCGAATTTGTAAGCGGGTTTTGTGCCTCATTCTATGTCGTTACGAAACCTGGCGCGCTCGCTTACGTTGTCATGAGCGCTCAGGAATGGCCCGCAATAGACAAGGGTCTGCGCGAAGCGAAATTTCATTGGTCGTCGACGATCATCTGGGTGAAGGACGCACTCGTTCTCTCCCGCAAGGACTATCACACGCAATACGAACCCTTGTGGTATGGATGGAACGAAGACGGACCGCGGATCATGCATGTGCCAGACCGAAAGCAGTCTGATATCTGGAACATTCCTAGGCCGAGGGTGTCTGACCTGCATCCGACCACGAAACCGACGCAATTGATTGAACGCGCGCTACTGAACTCTTCTGCTCGCGGCGCTTTGGTGGTCGATCTTTTTGGAGGCTCGGGCTCAACGTTGATCGCTTGTGAACAGCAGGGCAGGCGATGCCGCTTGATGGAGTTGGACCCCAAATATGCCGACGTCATTGTTCAACGCTGGCAAGATTTTACCGGAAAGCATGCAATCCATGAGGAAGATGGCCGTACGTTTAATGAAATCGCCAGAAAAGAACCCGCGCCCGTTTCCAGTGATTGCGCAACGGCCTAAGATGCTTAGGCAGCAGCCAGAACCCTATCAACAATAATGTCATCGGCATGGGCGCGGGCTTGAGCCAAGTCATACGATGTCTGCATGCGCATCAGCGTATCAGCTTTTATACCAAAAGCCTTCTCGAACCTGATCGCCATTTCAGCGGAAAGGGCCGTGTGGCCGTTGAAAAGATTGCTGAGTGTCTGGCGCGTTACGTGAAAGCAGGTTGCGAGGTGATTGATGCTAACGCCGTGCGGAACGACTACTTCGGTTTTCAGCCAATCACCGGGGTGAACAGCTAGCGAGGGGTGCATGATTATAGCCATCAGTGGTAATCCTCCATATCAAGTTCAGCAATTGTCGCTTCATCAATCTTGATGAAGGTCAGACGCCAGTTTTTTGTCACGGTCATTGCCCAGTGCCCGGCCTTGTCGCCAACCAGTTCGTGCAACCCATAATTCGGAGGCACGGCCAGTTCGTTAAAACTTGCTGCTGCATCAATAAAAGCCAGCATCTTGCGGATCCGTGCTGTGTCACCCACCAAGCCTTTTGCGTTGCCGGTTTCGAAAAACCTTCGCAGCCCTTTGTGGGTTATACTTTCGATATCCATAGAGCCATATGTCAAACATCATTTGACATGTCAAAGGGTATTTGACGATTCCGAAGCGCGATGCGGCACAGGAGCCTTCCTATGAAGCCTGGAACAAAACCAAAGCCAACCCACCTCAAGCTAGTCACCGGCAATCCTGGTAAGCGCAAGCTGAACAGCAAGGAGGCTAAGCCCAAAGCATTGATACCTGCGCCGCCGGCCCACCTCACTGCAGATGCGGTAGAGGAATGGAACCGGGTTGCAACGGATCTCTTCAATTTGGGCGTTCTTTCCGAGATCGATAGGGCTGCACTTGCTGCCTATGCGCAGGCCTATGGCCGCTGGGTCCAGGCGGAACGGGCGATCGCTAAGATGGCGCAGAAGGATCATCTCACAGGCGGCCTGATGATCAAGACTACCAACGGCAACGCGATCCAGAACCCTCTGGTTGGCACCGCCAACAAGGCAGCCGCGGACATGATGCGCTACGCTGCAGAATTCGGGATGACGCCCAGTGCCAGGAGCAGGATCGCAGCAACGCCGCCAGAAGAAGGCTCAGATCCCGCCGACCGGTTCTTCGCCTGATCGGACACTGGCTTATGCCAGGGCCGTCGTGTCAGGCGAGACTATCGCTGGGCCGCATGTTCGCAACTCTTGCCAAAGGCACATCGCGGACCTGAACCGCAGGGATGGCGTCTGGTTCGACCAGACGGCCGCCAATCATGCCTTTGCCTTTTTCGAGGAGGTACTGAAGCTTTCCGAAGGCCAGTTCGAGGGCCAGCCTTTCCAGCTGGAACCAAGCCAGGCCTTCATTATCGGCTCGCTATTTGGCTGGAAGCGCAAGGATGGCAGGCGCCGGTTTCGCCGGGCCTACATCGAACAAGGCAAAGGCAACGGCAAGTCGCCGATTGCCGGCGGCATTGGCGTTTATGGGATGACAGCCTGCAAGGAGGCGGGCGCTCAGATCTATGCGGCTGCCGCCAAAAAGGAGCAGGCCAACATCCTGTTCCGTGACGCGGTAAAGATGGTGCGGCAATCCCCAGCGCTGGCCCGTCGGTTGGAGTTCTCCGGCGGTCCGGGCCGCGAGTTCAACATAGCGCATTTGCCGTCGGGGAGTTTCTTCCGCCCGGTGTCGCGCGATACGGGCAAGACAGGGTCAGGCCCTCGACCTTACTTTGTATTAGCGGACGAGGTCCACGAACTACCGGACCGCTCGATTATCGAAATGCTGGAGCGCGGTTTCAAGTTCCGCCGCGATCCGCTGCTGTTCATGATTACCAATTCGGGGTCAAACCGAAATTCAGTCGCCTGGGAGGAACACGAACACGGGGTCCGTGTGGCTGCGGGTAATCCCGATGCGGTGCTGGACCCGACTTACCTCGGCCAAGTCATCGACGACACGACGTTCAGCTATGTCTGCGCGCTCGATGAAGACGACGATCCGCTGACCGACCCTAGTTGCTGGATCAAGGCCAACCCACTCCTGGGCGTCACGATCACGGAGCAATACCTCTCGGAGGTGGTCGCCCAGGCCAAAGCCATTCCGGGGCAATTGAACGGGATACTGCGGCTCCATTTCTGCATCTGGACCGACGCCGAGACAGCCTGGATGGCACGGGCAACGCTGGAACCGCTGCTCGCAGAGTTCGAACCAAAAGCCGGCCAGCCGGTCTGGCTCGGGCTCGATCTCAGCCAGAACCGCGACCTGACCGCACTAGCTGTTGTCCAGCGCAACGGCGAACAGGGCGGAAAGCCCTGCTTTGATGCCTGGGTCGAGGTCTGGACGCCGGGCGATACGCTGTCGGCGCGGGTGCTGCGCGACAAGCAGCCCTATGACTTATGGGTCGCTGGCGGATTTCTGAATGCGCCCCAAGGCGAGAACATCAGCTTGCGGCAAGTGGCGCAGGCGCTGGCTGAACTGGACAGCGATTACCGCGTCGAGACCGTGGCCTACGACCGTTACGCCTTCCGACGTTTTGAAGAAGAAGTCAGCGAACTCGGGCTATCGGTCAATTTTGTCGAACACCCGCAAGGCGGCACCAAGCGCGGTAAACCACAGGACGGGATGAGCGAAGGACTATGGATGCCAGGCTCACTGCGGCATCTAGAAGAACTGATCCTTGAAGGTCGGATCCGCCTCAAGCGCAATCCGGTGCTGATATCGGCAATGATGTCAGCAGTCACTGAGACCGATCGCTGGGACAACAAGTGGCTTTCCAAGCAGCGGGCCATCAACAAGATCGACGCAGCTGTGGCGCTGTGTATGGCAGTGGGGGCAGCAATGGCAGGCGACACCACCGGCTCGATCGATGACTGGCTAAAGAGCCTGCACGCATGAACCTATTTCAAAAGGCGCTCGGATACGTTGCCCGCTCGATAGGGCTTACCGATCCGCGCCTTACCCAGGCAGTCGGTGGCCGCATGACTACTACTGGCGAAGTGGTATCCACCGCTTCGGTGTTGGGCCTCGCTTCAGCTTGGGCCTGCGTCAACCTGCTTGCCGGCACGATCGCTTCGCTACCGCTCATGGTCTACCGAACCCGGGGCGGCGCGAGGGAGGTTGCAACCGATCATCCGCTGTACATGATTTTACATAACAGCCCGAACGCTGATCAGACGGCGGTCGATTTTTGGGAGTTCATTTGTGCTTGTATCGAACTTGGCGGTAACGCCTATGCCGAGATCATAAGGTCCAGCGATGGCCGAGTGATAGCGCTCAGTGTGCCCATCGCTCCCGAAATAATGACTGTTCGCCGCCTGCGTGACGGCAGTTTGCAGTATGAATGGTCTGACAACGGTATCCGTTTGGTTGCTGCCCAGGAAAATATGCTTCACATCCGCGGATTTGGCGGCAATCCGCTGGGCGGGCTCTCGACATTGTCGTTTGGCCGCCAAACCTTTGGGTTGGCCCAAGCCATTGAACGCGCCTCAGGCGATACGTTCCGAAACGGAGTCCGGCCTTCGGGCCTCCTGAAGACGGCAGACACGCTGACACTAGATCAGCGCAAACAAGCCGAGGAACTGCTGCAGGAGAAGTTTGCAGGCGCCATCAATGCCGGGCGGCCCATGCTGCTCGACCGAGGCATGGACTGGGTTCAGCTTTCGATTAGCCCGGAAGATGCGCAGATGTTGCAGAGCCGAGCCTTTTCGGTCGAGGAGGTCTGCCGGTTTTTTGGCGTGCCGCCGTTCATGGTTGGCCACACTGAGAAAACCACCAGCTGGGGTACAGGCCTTGAACAGCAGACATTGGGGTTCCAGAAGTTCACGCTTCGCCGGCGCCTCAAACGCATCGAGCAGGCGCTTGCTAAACAGCTTCTATCGCCTGCAGACCGTCAGGCCGGGATCGTTATCGAGTTTAACCTAGAAGGCTTGCTGCGCGGAGACAGCGGCGCACGTGCCTCCTTCTACCAGCAGATGCTGAGCAACGGCGTGATGACCATCAACGAGGTTCGTGCGCTTGAAAACCTTGCACCCGTCGAAGGCGGCGAGGTGCCGCGGATGCAGATGCAAAATGTTCCCATCAACCAGATCAGCCCTGGATTGGGGCAATCCGGCACGTCTGCTTCACTGCCTGTGACCGATAATGGAGTTACCCCATGAACCATCTGGATTTCACTTTAGATACTAAGGCCCTTACTGACGGCGGCCTCATTGAGGGCATCGCTGCAGGTTACGGCAATATTGATGCTGGCGGCGATGTGATTGTGCCAGGCGCCCTTAACCGATCGCTTAAAGGGCGCAAATCTGTGCCCATGCTGATGTTCCATGATCAAACCCGTCCTGCAGGGGTATGGACTGAATTTGTAGAGAGCCGCGAGGGACTGATCGTCAAAGGCCAGCTTTCGCTATCTTCCCAATCTGGCCAAGAGGCTCATGGGTTGGTCCGTGATGGCGCGATTGGCGGGCTATCAATTGGCTATAGGACTATCCGCGAGCAACTGGTGGGCAAGACCCGTCAACTGCTCGAACTTTCACTTTATGAAGTGAGCCTGGTTACGATTCCAATGAACGAGCGGGCGGTCATAACCAGTGTAAAATCAATCCTCGAAGATGGGCGCCTGCCAACGCTTCGTGAATTTGAGCACTTCCTGCGTGAGGCAGGGTTCTCGAAAAGTCAGGCCACCGCAATCGCGGGCAAAGGCCTGACGCCGCTGTTCCAGAGTGAGTCTGGCAGCACTACTTCCGACTTTCTGTCGGCCCTTATGGCGCAAATGCGCGCCTGAATATTAGCCTGCAAATAAGGACTATTACATGAGCGATCAAAAAACCGCCGAGCAGCTTGCCGGCGAAGTCAAAGGCGTGCTCGATGCCCGCTACAGTGAAGTGCAAGCCAGCCTTGATACCAAGCAGGCAGAATTGCGGTCCATGCTGGAAACAAGACACGACGAGATCAAATCTGACCTTGATAGCAAACATGACAAGGTAAAGGCCTTGGCCGAAGAAGCGCTGGGCAAAGCACAGCGCGGCGAAGATTTATCCGTGGCTACAAAGCAGCTGGCCGATGAAGCACTGACCGCGCTTAACAATGCCAAAGCCCGCCTTGACGAGGTTGAGCAAAAGCTTGCCCGCAGGGTAGCCGAAGATACGGCCCCTCAATTCAAGACCATCGGCGAACAGGTGGTAGCAGATGACGCGATTAAGGCATTTCTGGGCAATAGCACAGTGCGGGGCCGCGCCAGTGTAGAGGTAAAGGCTATCATCTCGGCGCTTACCACTGACGCTAATGGCTCGGCGGGCGACCTTATCGTGGCCGACCGTCTGCCCGGTATTGTGATACCAGGCCAGCGTCGTCTGACCGTGCGCGACCTGCTGACGCCAGGGCGGACTGCTAGCAATTCAGTGCAGTATGTTAAGGAGACCGGCTATGCCAATGCGGCAGCTTCGCTTTCGGAGACCGCAGGGACAACCAAGCCGCAGTCGGACATTAAGTTTGATGTACTGACCAGTAACGTCACGACGATCGCGCACTGGGTTTTGGCGACACGCCAGATCCTTGATGATGTGCCAATGCTTCAATCCTACATCGACGGACGGCTTCGTTACGGATTGGCGCTTGTTGAAGAAAATCAGCTGCTAAACGGCAGCGGAACAGGCACGGACCTTGCCGGCATTTACACGCAGGCAACAGCCTTTACGCCGCCGATTACGATCCCTGCAACGGTTACCCGGATTGATGTGCTGCGCCTTGCAATGTTGCAGACAGCGCTCTCGGAACTGATGTCAACTGGCGTAGTGCTTCATCCAGCAGATTGGGCAGCCATCGAACTGCTTAAAGATAGTCAGGGCAGGTTTATTGTTGGCAACCCGCAAGGCACTCTTACGCCAACGCTTTGGGGGCAGCCGGTAGTCTCCACGCAGTCGATGGCAACTGGCAAGTTCTTGACAGGTGCGTTTCAACTGGGTGCCCAGATTTTCGATCGCATGGATGCAGTGGTCGAGATTTCTACCGAAGATGACCAGAACTTCCGCAAAAACTTGGTGACAGTGCTGGCAGAAGAACGCCTTGCGCTTGCGGTCTACCGGCCCGAAGCCTTTGTGAAGGGTGACTTTGCGGCCGCAGCGACGGCAGCCACCAAGATTTGATAAAAGAGGGCCGGCTTTTAGGGGCCGGCCTCTCATTTTACAGGAGAACGCCGCCATGCTTTTAAAGGCACGCGATACTATTCACGTAAGTAGCGTAAGTTCAGATAATATTATTACCGGCCAGACCTTCGAGATCGACGCATTGGCAGGAGCGAGCCTCATCAAGCGCGGTCTTGCCACTGAAGTGGGTGCGGCTGCGGTAAAGTCAGAGCCTGCCGCGCTATCCAAATCTGAAACTACGCCCAAGGCAAAGCAGAAAGAAACGCAGACCGCCTTGACCAAATCTGGAGCGAACATTCGCAACAAGGCTGGTTGATGTCCGAGATACTCGTCATCGCTCCGCCACAGGACAGAGCAGTGACGCTTGAGGAAGCTCGGCAGCAACTGCGACTTGATGCAAGGGATGAGGATCTCTTGCTTGGCGCTAAACTCGATGCCGCTCAGGCTGAGCTTGAGTTGCAAACCGGTCTTAGGCTGTGCGAACAGACCCTCGAATTGCAGCTTGAAGGCTGGGAAGACGAAGTCACTGTGCCGGTCCGGCCCTGCACAGTAGCTGAGATCCGCTTCACTGCGGCAAACGGCAACATGACCGTCCTGCCGGAGAGTGATTATGTCGCTCGTCGGCGCAATGGGTTTACCCGCATCCGCCCGGCTTCAGCCACATCATGGCCAGAGCTTGGCACAGACGGTCTGATCCAGATCACCTTGTCAGCCGGATTTTCAGACACGGCCCCTGATCTCCAGATCGCCCGGGCCGCGATTCTGGTCAAAGTTGCCTCTATGTTTGAAAACCGTGAAGGCGCGCCCTGTCTCGCCTTCGAGAGCCTCTTGGGACAGCTCAAATGCCGATGGATCTAGCCTCGAAGCTCCACACAAGGATCCGGATCGAGCGCAAGTTGGTCGCTCGCGACCCACAATACGGAACCGAAGATGTCACCTGGGGACAGTTTGCCTGTGTCTGGGCCGAGGTGAGGGACATTCTGCCTTCAAAGGCCGAGCGTCTGGCCGACAGTATCCAGATTGGCCGCAAGCCTGCGCGTATTCGCATCCGTTATCTAGCGGGTCTTGCAGCCGACATGCGGATTATCATCGATAACCGCATTCACCAGATCATCTCTGGGCCGGCCATACTCGGCCGGCGTAACGCCATGGAAATCATGGTGGAGGAACACTCCAGCGTAGGAGCCGCACCATGACCATAAGGCTGAAGGGCGGCCCTGAACTGCTGCGCATGCTTGATGAACTGCCCAAGAACCTCGAACGCAACGTCATCCGCGGCGGCCTGCGCGCTGGCGCCAAGGTGATCCAGCAACAGGCCAAGGCCAATGTCCCGGTAAAAACCGGCAAGCTCAAGAAGGCCATCGGGATTGGCACCCGGGCGGAGGGGTCGAAGCTATCTTCCTACGTCAAACTGCGCGGGTCAGGCTCCTATCTCGGCCTGTTCATCGAATATGGCGTCGCGCCGCACCTGATCTCGGTTTCCGATGCAGACAAGCCAGTCCGCGAGACGCGCCGCGGCCCCCGTGCGGTGTCGATCGGCACGATCAACAAGATGGTGAAACGTGGAAGCCTGAAGATTGGCGAGAACTTCGTCGGTGCCGTGGTGATGCACCCGGGCCACGCCGCCAAACCGTTTCTGCGCCCCGCTCTCGACCAGAAGGCCGAGGAAGCCGTGGGCGCCATGGGCGCCTACATCGCCCACCGCGTGCAGATTGGTGATCTCAAGGCTCCCAAGCTTGAAGTCGATGACGAATGAACGGGGTTATTGTGGTCCGATCTCTCCTTATGGGTGAGGCCAGGGTGACGGCGCTTGTTCCTGAAGCGCGTATTGCCGCTGGAATGCTGCCCCAGGGCACAAACTTGCCGGCGATATCGCTGATGTCGGTCAGCAGCGCTGATCGCAACATCCTGGCACCGAGCCTCAAACGCCGGGTGACCGAGCGCGTGCAGGTGACAGTGCTGGCGGCGACTTACCGCCAAGTAAAAGCCATTCTCGCGGCTGTCCGCAAGGCGGCTGCCGACCAGATGCCAACCATCGACGGGCTCTTTGACGTGACCGTCCACACAGACACCGCCGGACCAGATTTCCTCGACGAGGAGACCGGTATCCACATGCAAAGCCAAGATTTGCGCGTCTCATTTAACGAGGCGCGTTGAAGCCTCCCCTCAATAAGGACTTAATTTATGACTGTTCGGACTTCTGCCGGTACCACGTTAAAGGTGTCAGCATCTTCTCCTGCGACCTTTGACCCCACAGGCTACAACGCGCTCACCATGACGGTGGTTGGCGAAGTTTCTGACCTTGGCGAATTTGGCCGTGAGTTCAATCTCGTGACCTTCAACCCCGTGGGAAGCCGCGGTGTGGTGAAGAAAAAGGGCAGCTTCAATCAGGGTACGATGACCATCCAAATGGGTCTTGATACCGATGATACTGGCCAGATTTTGCTCAAATCCGCATCAATGTCCGATGCCGATCACAGCTTCCTTGTTACTACTCAAAACGGCGATAAATACTACTTCCAGGCGCAGGTGATGAGCTTCAAGGTCAACGTCGGCTCGGTCGACCAGATCACCACCGCCACCGTGACGCTGGAACTCACCACCAATTCTGCCGGCGTGGGC